CCTAACGCAGGTGTAGTAGTATTTGGACAGAAAACTACACAAACTAAAGCGTCAGCATTAGATAGAGTAAATGTAAGAAGATTATTAATCGCTCTTAAAACATTTATTGGTCAAGTAGCTGATAACTTAGTATTCGAGCAAAATACAATTGCAACAAGAAATAATTTCTTATCACAAGTTAATCCGTATTTAGCTTCAGTACAAGAAAGACAGGGATTATATGCCTTCAAAGTAGTGATGGATGAAACAAATAATACACCTGATGTAATTGATAGAAATCAGCTAGTTGGTCAGATTTATCTACAACCAACAAGAACTGCTGAATTTATTATTCTTGACTTCAACGTTCTTCCAACAGGAGCAGAGTTTCCGGAATAAAAAATAAGTTATTGACTATTTATAAATGAATAAAACAAATAGAAAATGCCAGTATTAAACAGTAACGAAATCTTTTTTACCGCGTTTGAACCCAAACAAAAGAATAGATTTATCATGTTCATGGATGGATTTCCAACATACATGGTAAAAGGAGTAGGAGGGATTAGCGTTGAGAACGGTGAAGTAGTTCTTAACCATATCAATGTACAGAGAAAGGTTAAGGGAATGACTACTTGGGGTGATGTAAGCTTTACATTATATGATCCAATCACTCCTTCAGGTGCACAAGCTGTAATGGAGTGGGTAAGACTTCACCATGAATCTGTAACTGGTAGAGATGGATATTCTGATTTCTATAAAAAAGATCTTACATTTAACGTTCTAGGACCAGTAGGTGATATTGTATCAGAATGGATTATGAAAGGTGCATTTATAAAATCATCTAACTTCGGAGATTATGGATGGGCTGATGAAGGAGCTCAAGAAATCTCTATGACAGTAGCAGTTGATTACTGTATCTTGAATTACTAAGATAATATTTTAAGAAAAGAAAGAGCACCTTTTATAGGTGCTTTTTTTTTGATTTTTTTTAAAATAGACTATTTATATTAAATTGTTATAATAAATAAAAACTATGGCTGAAACTAAATTTCCTACTGAGATTGTTACGTTACCTTCTAGAGGTGTTCTTTATCCTTCCGACTCTCCCTTAGCTAAAGGTGAAATTGAAATGAAATATATGTCTGCAAAGGAAGAAGATATTCTAACCAATCAAACATATATAGAAAAAGGTATTGTAATCGATAAATTAATTCAATCTTTAATAGTAAGTAATATTGATTTTAATGATTTATTAATAGGGGATAAGAACGGACTAATGCTAGCAGCTCGTATATTATCTTATGGGAAAGATTATACCTTTAATTTCGGTGGAGAAGAATATACTGTAGATTTAACTGAATATAAAGAAAAAGATCTTCATCCAGAATTAGAAAAAGGTATTAATGAATTTAATTTTGAATTACCTCATACTAAAACTAATATTACATTTAAATTATTAACTCATAAAGACGAACGTAATATTGAACAAGAATTAAAATCTTTAAAAAGATTAAAAGCTAATGAATCTCATACTCTTACAACAAGATTAAAACATATTATTACATCAGTAGAAGGAGATGATAATCCAAAAACTGTACGAGATTTTATAGATAACAACTTACTGGCTATGGACTCTAGAGAGTTGAGAAAATATATTAAAGAAATATCTCCCGACATTGATTTATTTTTTTTTACAGAAGGAAGCGATAAATCTATCGACCTCCCAATTACTATCCAGTTTTTTTACCCTGACCTCGGAAATCGCGGGTAATTACCGAAAGAATTTATTTTCCAATATACATCAAATTATATTTCACGGTAATGGAGGATATGATTTTGATACAGTATATAATATGCCTATGTGGTTAAGAAAATTTACTTTTAGTGAAATAAAAAATTATTACGATAAAGAAAAACAAGAGTACGATAAAGCACGAAATCAACAATCAAATAAAACTACTCTAGTTAATCCTGATGGGACAATAAATAAGCCAGAATTTTTAAGAGCTCAACCTAATGGTCAAAATAATAAATAATTTTATTATTAGATATTTATTATTATGGCACTTACTGCACAGGAACAAGCACAATTAAATCAATTATATGCACAAGGTTTAATTACTCTAGAAGAAATGCGTGCTGCCTATGATGGTATTTTAGATACTACTAAATTATCGGAGGAAGCAGCAAAAAGACTCCTAGAAGCAGAAGAAAAACGCCTAGAAGAAAGTAAAAAGCAATTACAAACTGGAAACGAATTGCTTGAGGTAGCTAGAAGAGCATATAAACAATCAACTGAACTAACTGATGATATTGAAAAACAGTTAGGTATTCGTAGAAAAAATAATAAAGAAGAAAGAGAGATTGCTAAGCTAACTAATAGCGTATCTTCCACATTAGGTAAGCAAATAAAAGATTATAATAATTTAGCTGATGTTAAGAAAGATATTGCAAAAAATGAAAGTTTAGCAAATGAACTACAACAAAAGGCGCAATCATATGCTGTAGGACAAACAGAAACTATTAATGAGTATAATAGTAAAAAACAAGAAGTCGCACAAATAGAAGCTAGTATTACAAATTTATCCGGAGATGAACTTAAAAATGAACAAGAAAGATTAGTAGGTTTATACAATGAATTAGATGGTTTAAGAGCAAAAGCAACTAAACAACAAGAGATTGCTTTAAATATGTATGAACAGGCAGAAGCCATAGAAGAAGCTAATGCACAACTAAAAATCCAGCAAGAAAATATTTATAATGTTGGTAAAACATTAGGAGCCTCTGGAGCATTAGTAGATGGATTAGGTAAGGGGTTACAAAAATTAGGAGTAGGATTTCTTGCAAAAGACTTTGATCAAGTATCAGAAAGTATGACAGCTGTAGCAGCTCAAGGAGGAAGTGCCTTTGATGTTATGGGTACAGCTATAAGCGGATTAGGAGGAGCTTTAAAGACAGCATTATCGGATCCTTTAGTACAAATAACTTTAATAATAAAAGCAATTACATTTGTAAAAGATCTTTTATTCACAGCATCTGCAAATGTAAATAAAATTACTAGTGCTACTGGACTTGCAAACAGCGAAGCAAGAAAATTAAATACTACATTTAATGAGCAAATGCAAACTACCGATAATCTTTACATTAACTCAGAAAGATTAAGAGAATCATTTGTAGCGCTAGTAGAAACTACTGGTATGATGGGTGTTTATACTGGTGAAGCATTAGAAACATTTACTTCTTTAACAGGTCAATTAGGCTTATCAAATGATCAAGCTGAAAGATTAACCTTTTTAGCAAGACAACAAGGAAAAGCTACCGAAGAAACAATGGAAAATATTGTTGGTGTAGTTAATAATTTTAATAAAACTAATAAATCTTCATTTGCAGCTAAAGAAATTATGAAAGATATGTCAGATGTATCATCTGAAATAGTAGTTTCATTAGGGCAAAATCCTGAATTATTAGCTGAAGCTGTTACTAAAGCTAAAGCATTAGGATTATCACTTGAGCAAGTTGATAAAATAGCTAGCGGTTTATTAAATATAGAATCATCTCTTCAAGCTGAAATGGAAGCTGAGCTTATGTTAGGAAAAAATCTTAACCTTGAAAAAGCTAGAGCACTTGCATTACAAGGAGATTATCTAGGACTAACTGAAGAAATAGGTAAGCAAGAAGATATAATGAATGCTTTTAGAAATGGCACTGTATTACAACAAGAAGCAGCTGCTAAGGCTTTAGGTCTTTCTAGAAAAGAATTAGCTGATATGGTCATGATGCAAGATAGGCAAAAGATGTCTCAGGAAGAATTTATAGCTACATATGGAGAACAATCCTACCAGCAAATGCAACAGCTAGATGCACAACAAAAGATGAATGAAGCAATGACATCTTTTAAAATGCAAATGGTTGAAACATTAGCAGTATTTCAACCAATAATCGAAGCAATAACCTCTATCGTCGCTGGCTTAGGTAAATCTAAAGCAGCCGCTTTACTTTTAAAAGGAGTTCTAGTTGGATTAGCTATTAAAGGAGTTGTATCTGCTATGTCAGCAATTTGGTCCGGATTAGCATGGATACCTTTTGTAGGACCAGGTCTTGCAGTAGCAGCTAATATTGCATTTTTAGGAGCAATAGCAAGTGCGGCATCGAAAGTAAAATCTGCAAAAGATATGAGGATGCGATCAGGAGAACCAGCAGTATACTCAGATAGATTAGGAGGATTAGAAGCAGTAAAACCTGCACCAGAAGATGATGTAGTAATGGGACCTGGGATAATGGATAAAGTAGAAGCATTTGAAAAAGGTAAGATAAATGAAAAAAGACCTGTAAGTATAAATGTAACAACTGACGATAAAGCTAAATCAATAGATACTGAGCAAATAAAAACTGATTTATTAGGAGATTTATCAGAAGCAAGTAATATAGAATCATTAGTAACCGGACCTATACAACCAACTATTACACAATCAGTACTAGAAGGTAAAAGAGCAACCCCAACATCACAAACTATTATAAAAGAAAGTTCATCATCAAAAGAAATGGAAAGACAAAATAGAATGATGAATGAACAACTTAAAACAATTAATGCTACCTTGAAAAATATAGGAGGTAAGAGTACCGATATTTATTTTGATTCTGAAAAAGTTGAAAGAAATCTTCAAAGGTCTACTGCAGGATTTAGATAATTTTAAATTATATTATATTTATAATAAAATACTATGGGATTACAAGATTTATTATCAACACAAGGGTCTCCTTTATCAAAAAATAACGGTGGTCCTAATACAATTTTAAGAGGCTCAAGCCGTCAATCTGAACTACATGCAACTCCAGCAGGAGATGGTAGTTATTCTTTGAATGGCTCTAACTTCAGCACAGTAAATGCAACATATCAAGAATATGATGATGGAGCTCCTAACCTACTACCTGCTCCATCAGGACTAGATATTAATGGATTAACACCACTATCATCCTTAAGTGATCCTAGTGCTACTTCTTTAAATAATTCTTTTGCCTTTGGAACATATAGAGCTGGTGCCCCTGCAGGATCATTCTTTTAAACTGATATACGATGGGGTTATTAAGGTCGTACGAAAATGGTACTCAGACCGATCTTAAGTCATTAAGATTTGGTAGAGATAGAAGAGGTGGTGGATCCTCTAATGAACCCTATCTCTATAACCCTATATTTGGTGAAGGAACTAAAGCTCTTCAGACAGTATTAGATGTCGCTAATCTATTTGGAGGTAATCAAGCAGTAGCTACAGCCCTACCTAATTTAAACCTTAATCCACCAAATTTTATTGCAAGAGGTGTAAAGCCAGGTAATATTATAGATCCTCCACCTATTGGAGCAAATTCTGATTTAATAATTAGAGGAGGAGCTATCGTAGCAGGTATTCGAGCTGCTGATGATATTCGAAGAATGGCTCGGATGTTCTTTGATGGTAAAAATGTTACAGGTAAACTTTTTAGAGTAAAGCAATTAGCGTTATCAAGAGTATCTCCTAAAACACAACAAACAATAGGTTTTCTTCCTCAACTATTAAATGAAGGTATTTATTCTCCAATAAATACAATGCTTCAAGCTGGAGGTAATTTCTTTGGACTACATATTGACAAGCAAGGTCCTTTATTAGGAGAACTACCAAGATATGCTGATATAATGGTAGATTTTGGTACCGATGAAGATGATGAAAGGGTAGGTACAACTAGTAGATTAGCAGGATTATTATATAGTTACCATAGAGGAGAAAGAAAAAAACCAAAAAGTTTAAAAAACTTTAGGTTACAAAATGTAAATAATGATAAAAGAGCTTATAATTTTTTATATGCTTATAGTGGAGGTCCAGGATCAATTCTTGGATTTGGTCAAACTAGATTATATTTAAGTACAGATAGAAATAATGTACCAATAGTATTACCTAATTTAAAAGGTAATTATTATTTTAGTTTAACTGGTGAAGATCAAAATATATATAAACCTCTATCAGGATACACTTCAAGATTAGAATTACTATATTTAAGAGAATATACTCAAACAAATTGGGAAAATACTAGTTATTTTGAAACCTTTACTGGTTTGTTTACTATTGGAACAAGTAATATATTTGATAGTCCTCTAATAACCTTATCTTCTAAAAACAATCAATATTATTATCAAGGATTTGATCGTAATACTTTTAAAGGTCCTGAAGGGCAAGTAGAGGAAAAACTATTAAATTTATTTAATACTGGCTACACAGATATTGTTAAATGGAATCGAACATCAAATTTTAATGCAGGTAGTAGTATATTTAATTTAGCTACAAAAAATATAGGAGATGCACCTATACGCACTAGGTATATTGAACTTAATGGATTTAGCTCTGAAGAAGCATTCTTTACAAACACTGAAGGAGAGTTAGTAGATCCCAATACATACTTAAATAATGGTGCAACATCTAGATTAAAGTTTTTATTTAAAAAACAATATAATACTGAGGAATGGATTAATGATACACGATTTTTTGAGGGAAGAGGATTTTTTAATTTAAGTACTAAAAATGATAATGTAACTCCAATAAGAACATTATATACATTAAGTAATTATGAAGAAAAATCAATAGATTTAGCAAGGTATCCAAATAATATAATAAATAGATGGGCTGATCGCAAATCATATAGCAGATCAATAATATATAATTCTACAGAAAAAACAATAGATCAAGAATTACTTAATGTATCAAAATCCTACCTACCGTTAGTTGATAAAGATAACAATACTATTACTAGATATACATTTCATAATAGAGATTTATATTTTGCAACTAATCAAAGAGGACAAACACCATTAAGAGCAGTAAGAGAAAGATTAGAAAGTGGCAGACAATGGGGGATATATGATTTATTACTTTTAGATACTAATGCATTAGTAGCTGAAAACTACGCAGTTAACTTTCCTGAAGGAAGAGCAAACCTCAATGATTCATTAATACCTATACAAGCTCCTTCAAATAATCAAGATTTTAGAAAAAGAATAAGTGTATATAGCAATATCGGATTAGACTATAATGCACCAGATACAAGACTTGAATCAAGAGTTAACATGGGGGATCCTGGTGGAAAAAGCTCAAAAATAGCATATAAATTAGATCCAATTACAGGTAAAAAGAAAAACTATTCATCTGCAACACTAACAGTACCTAATGCCTGGGGATCAGTAACAACGACAAGGAATGAGGCTGGTGCAATTATTGAGGATAAAGGAGAAGCAGGATCCTGGGCTAATAAACACGGATCAGGTTACGCAAAAGCTGTTAATAAAGTTAATATGATCCCTGTTTACCAGGGTGCTACAACATTACCTCCCTCAGTAATTCCAAAAAATGATTTAGTAAACTTTGCAATAGGAGTTAATATAAATGATAGTCCTTCTAATACACTATTTAATTGGATACATTTTCCTGCACATTTAAACGACATATCTGATACTTATTCATCTGATTGGAGTAGCACACAATATGTTGGAAGGACA